ACAAAATCCTGTCTGGGGGTGTCAATAGTATTCCTTCCCCCTTTGTCAGGTTCTCAAGTGAGTTCTTAGGTGTGGAGCAGAAGAAGTACTATGTAGTTACAGGTAATCAAAAGTCAGCAAAAACCCAGCTGGCTTCATATCTGTTCTTATATACCCCACTACTCTATGCTTACCAGAACCCTAACCAAATAAGGTTGAAGGTATTCTATTATCCTATGGAAGAGAGTCAAGAAGATGTGATGCTCAGGTTTATGTCCTTCCTGCTTAATCTCCTGTCAAGTGGGAGAATAAGGGTGTCCCCCACGGACTTACAATCAAGCAGAAACTCAAGTCCCCTCAGTCAGGAGGTCATAGATATGCTCAAGAGTGATGAGTATAGGGCTATTCTTGACTTTTTTGAGAAGCATATTGAGTTCTCATCCTCCAGAAACCCCACAGGTGTGTGGAATGAGGTCAAGAAGTACATGGAGGATAATGGCAGGGTTGTAACTAAGAAACAGAAGATTAAGGATGAACTGGGTCAACTTGTTGAAGTTGAAGCCTTTGACTACTATGAGCCCAATGACCCTGATGAGTATGTCATAGTATTCTATGACCATCTCAGTCTTGTGCAGGCAGAGAGGAATATGACTCTCAAGCAGGCTGCTGATAAGCTATCAGAGTATTGTGTGCTGTTGAGAAACAGGTATAGGGTAACTCCTGTGCTTATTCAGCAACAGACTGCCGAGATGGAGTCACTTGAGGCTTTCAAACAAAGCAAGATAAGACCTACCGCCCAAGGACTTGCAGATACTAAATACACTGCAAGGGACTGCAATGTGTTATTAGGTGTATTCAGTCCCTTTAGGCATGAACTCCCTGAGTATAAAGGATATGACATCCAAAGGCTCAGGGACAATTGCAGGTTCTTGGAAGTAATCCTTAACAGAGGAGGAAGTGCAGGTGGGCTTGTAGGCCTGTTTTTTGATGGTGCCACTTGCAGTTGGGCAGAATTGCCCAAGTACAATAACACCTCAGAGATGGGCAGGTTCTACAACTTCCTTGACAATCTCAGGGCTGCTAAGAACTTTTGCTTGCTAATAGTAAGTAAATTGATTAGTGGCTTGCATAGTAAAGAATAATGTATTACCTTTGCAACCTTCTACGAATATGGCAAAGATTTTAGTTTTAGCTAAGAGTGGCTTCGGTAAGTCCACCTCAATAGGTGAAATACCTGAGCTTGGTCTGAGGGGTCTTGACCCTAAGACCACCTATCTCATTAGCTGTGTGAACAAACCCCTTCCCTTTAGGGGGGCTAACAGCAAGTATGTGATAACTACACCTGACAGGATAGCAGATGGTAACAGAATCATCACAAATGATGCTGAGACTGTAGCTAAAGTAATCACTATGCTAGCTGACCCTCAGTGCCCATTCAAGAATATAGTCCTTGATGACATGAACTATATGGCTCAGGACTACTATATGAAGAATGCACTCAAGGGGGGCTGGGACACTCCAAAGAAGATTGGGTATAACACAGGTCTTGTCTTTGATGCTATCAATGCTGTTCCTGAGGGCAAGAACATCATCTGTCTTGCTCATTATGAGGAATACAAAGATAAGAATGGTGATAGCATTTCCTATAAATACAAGAGCACAGGCAACATGGTTGACTCTTACATCACCCCCGAGGGTAAGTTTGAGATTGTGCTCTATGGAAAGTCATTCTATGATGAAAAGGAGAAGAAGTCTGTAAGACAGTTTGTCACCAATGATGACGGTGTATATCCAGCAAAATCCCCTGTGGGAATGTTTGACCTTTACATCCCCAATGACTTAGGTCTTGTGGTAGATGGGGTCAAGCAATACTATGAGTAACAATAGCAGTTTAGCTCCCTAGGGAGCAATAATTCATTCATCAACATTTTAACAACAATGAAAAAGGAATTTTCAAAGTTTTTTGTGGCATCTCTTAAGAGAACTGCCCAGAATGTAAGTCCTCTCGTAAGAAAGAAGCAGAAGCTTCAGGCGGAAATAGCCGAGAAAGAGGCAGAATTGGAGAGCATTCAGGTTCAGCTGGATGCCTATGAAGCTCCTATCAAGGAGGCTACTGGTGGGTTCACTACCGAAGACCTCGTTGTAAGAGTAGTAGAGGTTACTGACAAGCTTGACAAGGATGGCAAGCCTATTAAGGCCACTAAGTGGAACCTCAAGTACCCTGAAACCATCGTTCCTGTAGTAGAGGAATTACCTACAGAGGACTGTGGTATGGCAGACCCAGGAGTTGTGACTGCTGAAGGTCCTGGAAGTGATTTTGACGAAGATAATGCACCCATAGACATTATTTGATTATGGCATTTGGACAAGGACAAGTAAGTACTGAGGGTGGCAGCATTAAGAGATACATTGGCGTGGCTAGTGTGTTTGTCCTTGCTGTCAACCCCAGTAAGGAAGAGCTGGAGAAGCTCTATGGCCGCACCTTGGATAATGCCCCCGAATATGTGGGTAAGACTGAAGTTGGTCCCGAAGGTGCAAAGAAAGAGGTGCCTCAGGTTAGAATTGACTTCATAGTCAAGGCTGACCCTGAGAAGTATCTTGACAGTCAGAACCAACCCCTTGACTTCGTAAGCAAGGTATCTCTGTTTGTGGCTAAGAGCTATAGGATAGGTGCCAACTCTGGCAAGTATCAGGTGATTGACAAGTATGGCAGAACTGCTTGGGCAACCAAGGAGGACATTGAGGCTAAGAGGATTCCCCAGTATGCCAATGGCCCTGCCAACATAGATGCAGACTACAGGCCTGCTTACATTGGTGAGGAAGAGCTTATTAACTTCCTCAAATCCTACCTCAATATTCCTAATGTTGAGAAGTGGGAGAACAAGCAGGTTGTGGGCTTGATAGACCATCCTGAGGATGCTGAGGCTAGGCTTGAGCACCTTGATGACTACTTCAAGGGTGACGTCAGTGAGCTTAGAACCATCATTGGCTTCCAGCCTAACAACAAGGTGAAAGTCCTCTTTGGCGTAAGAAATACTGAGGACAACAAGCAATACCAGACTGTCTATACAAGGATGTTCCTTAAGAACAATGTATCTGACTATAGCAGGTTGGATAAGAGTGTCAGGGAAACTCAAGAAGCTGGTGCATTGTCTACCTCTGAGTTTGACTGCACTGAGCTGCATGAGTATGTGGTAGAGCAGACTAACCTTTCTGCGCCCTCAGATATGCCCTTCCCTCCTGCAAGTACAGCAGCTACACCTTGGGGTAGTCACAACTAATAAGTATACACAATATGTTCAGCACAGGAAAAGACTCTGTATCATTTGATGAGATTAAGAAGCTTGTGTCAGATGCGGAATTAGCCTCGCTATATTTAGGTGTCAGTGAGGTTCCCTGCATTATATCCAGTCCCCTCAGAAAGGACAGGAAACCAAGCTTTGGTCTTTATTCAAACAATGGTGAGAGGATTTATTGGGTTGACCTTGCCACTAAGGAGAGGGGAGGTATGTATGACCTCCTCTCCCAACTTTGGCATTGCAGCTACAAGGAAGTCCTTATTAAAATCAAGAATGACCTTCAAAGGTTCAGTAAAGGAGCTAAAGTCAGTAACTATGTGCCTTGCGCTGTCAGGGATGTTGCCACTCACAGAAGTGGCAGTGACCTTCAGTGCAGAGTCAGAGAGTGGAGGCAGTATGATATTGACTACTGGGCATCCTATGGTGTACCTTTAGAGTGGCTCAAATATGCAGAAGTCTATCCTATATCCCATAAGATAATAGTGTCAGGAAAGAACAAATATGTCTATGGGGCTGATAAGTTGGCGTATGCTTTCGTTGAGAGGAAAGAAGGTAAAGTTACCTTAAAAATTTACCAGCCACATAATAAAGCTGGGTACAAATGGGCTAACAAACATGATAGAAGTGTTATTAGCCTTTGGACTAAAATTCCTGAGAGCGGGGACAGAGTGGTCATCTGTTCCTCACTCAAGGATGCCCTCTGCCTATGGGCAAACACTGGCATACCTGCCATTGCTGTTCAGGGGGAGGGATATGGTATGAGTGACACAGCTGTATCAGAGCTGAAGAGGAGATTTACCAATGTATATATCCTTTTTGACAATGATGAGGCAGGACTTGCAGATGGCAGGAAACTGTCTGAAACTACAGGTTTTACCAATGTCATATTACCAAAATTCGAAGGTGGAAAAGACGTAAGTGATTTATTCAAATCTGTTGGCCAATCCCAATTTCGTGTTATCCTTTTGTCCCTGTTTGACGAGGTTGACAGAGAGGATGACCCTTATGCTTTACCCTTCTAGACCACAGAATCAACATTATTTATTAAAAAAAAGAAACAATGAATCCAAAGAGATTTACAGTTATCGACAGTGAGACTCAGAAGACAAAGGTGATTGAGTCCAATGCAACTACTGTCGCAGAGTTGAAGAGTGACCTTCGTGCCAATGGTTTCAACCTGGAGGGCAAGACTATCCAGGAGGGCCTTACAAGGATTGAGTTCAAGAGCGATGATGCTCTTCTGCCCCACGATGTACCTAGGAATGGTGGCATCACCAATGACCTTGTGTTCAGACTGACTAAGGCTCAGAAGAACATCAAGTCTGGTGCCATGTCCAGACTGGATGCCTATGCAGCTGTGAAGAAGCTGGGTCTGGGTGAATCTATCAAGGCCAAATATGGCAAGAACTTCACTCAGTGCTCCACCTCTGACCTGATTACAGAGATAGAAAAGGCTCAGGCAGCTGCTGCTCCAAAGGAGGAGGCTCCTAAAACTGAAGCTCCCAAGGCTCCTGCTACCGCAGGTAAGGCTGAGGGCAAGGCAGGGGATGCCGCAGGTGTAAAGCTGGCTATTGCTACCCTGACCAATGTGCTTGTGAACAACGACACTATCACAAGTGCAGATGGTCAGAAGATTGCTGACATCCTCGGTGTCAAGCTTGCAGGCCCCGCTGAGGGGGTTTACTCCAAGAGTGAGCTTAACA